TAAAGGATCTTTTGAAGGGAAATTCTTTTATGGGAATGATCGATTTGTTTTTAATCAGGCGACTGAAAGTCGGGTTCAGATGAGTCATGACGGTAAGATTTGGACCTCTTATCCTGCTCCGGGAAGCGGTAATACTTTTGGTTATGCGAACGGTTTGTTTTTTACGATGGGAGGTTCAGCAGGACACATTAATGTGTCTCCAAACGCAATCAATTGGGAATATGTTCAGGATGCTCCTGATGATCGATATTGGGGCTACGGAGGTGTTGCATACGGAAATGGTATTTACGTTATGGGTGACGGCGATTATGGATCATCTTTAACCAGTAAAAACGGGACTGTGTGGGTAGAAAATGTTATAGACGAGAATTTGTACGGAACAATGGGTGTCTATTACGGCGGCGGTTTGTTTTTTGCCTCTTATTGGACTGATGAGGATTGGACAACTCAACAGTTTTACACGTCTGTCGACGGCTTAGTTTGGACGGAAAGAGACATTTTTTTCGATGATGCCTTGACGATTATAAGATATGCAGACGGAGTTTTCATGCTTTTGGCATACAGCACAAATTCGACCGTAAAAGGTTTATATCGATCTTCTGACGGAATAAATTGGACCAAAATTACCCAGCTTCCTTCGGATACTTATTTGTACATGGATCAAGGCGGTGGTGTTTGGGCTGTTTTAGGTAAAGGTCCTCCCGTACAAGTCCATGTATCTATAGATAATGGGGATTCTTGGACAACTTATCCGATTGCTGATATAAGCATTCAGAATATTGGAGATATTTGTTATGGCAATGGGCGCTTTCTTGTGAAATTTTCTAATGGAAATACTGTCTACAGAAGCTCTATACCGAAGGACATCATCAGTTACGGTCTCGACAATGGCTCTCTGTTTCCCAGAAATGTCAAATCGGTTGTCGGCGGAAGTTTAGGAGGAATCATATGGGCCACTCAGCCTGTACAAGGAACCTCTTATAAGAAAGTGATCCTTTATTGTAGCAATTTTCATGGAACGGGAACTTATACATTCCCTACTCCATTCACATATACGCCCATTGTCACAGCAGGAGATAGTTCGATAGTCACGGCATCTGAGACGGGATTAACCGTAACAACGGAAGAAGTTGTTACAGGCTATATAATATTAGAAGGATTTTAAGGAGGACACTATGCCTTGGACAGTCAAAGATGTTGATCGACACAAAAAAGGGCTTACTCCCGCACAGAAGAAAGAATGGGTGAGAGTGGCAAATGCCATTTATGGCGAATGTATGTCTAAAGGAGGTTCAGAAAAAACGTGTGCTCCGAAAGCTATCCGAATTGCGAACAGTAAATTTGTGGAAGAATCTTCGGAAGAAATCAAAATGACGGTGATAACTGAGGAAGCAAAAATCAAGAAATCGGCACTTTGTTTTACGGATTCTGGAACTTTTGCTACTATCGAGCAATTCAAGGAAGGAGAATCTCCAATTCTTTCTATGATTGCTTATTCGGGCAAGATCATTAAGGGACATTGGTATTGGGGAGATTTAGCCATAGATGTTGCAGGCATGAAAATACCCAAATCGAATATCCCTATCCTTGAAGACCACATGACGGACAAAAAAATTGGCTTCGGTTCTTTTGAAGTCAATGATAAATATCAGGTGGTTAACAAAAAGACGACCTTCGTTGATACCCCTGAGGCAATGGAATTTATTAAATTATCTGGTCAGGGATTTCCCTACGAAGCGTCTATCTATGCTCGACCGACGAGAATCCAACGATTGGGAGAGAGAGAAGAAACCGAAGTTAATGGCTTTACTATGAAAGGACCGGGAACAGTCTGGCGAGAGTCAGTTTTAAAAGAGTGTTCGGTTGTGACCTTCGGGGCAGATCCGAATACAAAGTCGGCAGCCATGGCCGAAGACGAAGAAGTGGTAATGGAAGTTATGACAAAAGAAAAACAACAGGAAGTTAACAAGGAGGCGAGTATGGATCTGGAAAAATTGAAAGCCGAACTTCCGGAACTCTATGAGCAAGTGGTGGCCATTGGCAAAGCTGAAGCTGCAACAGCTTTTGCTGCCGAAAAAGCCGCCCTTGAAGCAAAGATTACGGAACTTTCGGAGGAAAAAATGCGGCTATCGGCTGCCAACAAGGACATCAACGATCGGATTTTGAAATTGGAAAAGCAGGAAGCAATCCGCAAGACGGAAGAACTTCGAGCTATTGCGGATTCCATCTTTGCCAACAAGCTCCGAGACAGTAAGATTCCTGAGCGGCTCTATCCCAAAATTCGCAAACAGATCGACCATGAACAGTTTGTGAAAGACGAGAAGTTGGATGTAGAAGCATTTTCGGCAGCGATTGATGCGGAGCTAAAAGATTGGGTTTTCAGTGAAGGAGAATCTGGCGAAGAATCCATCCTCGGAATGAGTTTTGTTAAATCCCCTGGTCTTGAGACAGGGAATGTTGACAAAATCGTTGAGAGGATGCTAAAGTCCACTGGACAGTCGGTTCAGTAACATCAAGGGGAGGACAAAGTCTATGCAGACGAATACAAGAAGCAGTATGCCCCAGATGAACCGTTTTCCTGAAGTGCCTGGAATCAGGCCGTTGTTCCATTCCGTTCGGGACATAGCTCTGATTATCGACAAGACGGTCCAGGGAGGATACGGTTATCTCAAAGCGGGCACAGTAATGGCGATCAATCTCTCGACTGGAGGAGGAGGCGGTTACGGGAAGCTCATTCCCTACGTTCCTCTTTCAGAAGATGTGGTTCTGGGAAAAGAATCAGCCATCGGTGTAGCCCCTGTCGTACTTAACAGCATTACAAACCATGTGTATGTGTCGTTGGAGGATGCGTATAAGTTTGAAGTCGGGGATTTTCTTTATTGTGACAATGATGCCGATGAGGGCCCGATTTCAGGCGGCGTCATTTCGTCCATTGATGTCACGACATCCCCTATTTATGCCGACATAACGGTTGCTTCTCTTACGGCAACAAATGTCACAGTCGCAAAGAAGGCTTATGCGTATGTGATGGGTGGAGCTAATGGAACCAACGTCGCTGCTTACATTCTGGATAAGGACATTGATACGGGCGTAGGGAAAAATGCTCTTGGAGCCCTCACTTCTGTGGTGGTTTCTAATTGCGTTCTCTACAAAAATAGTCTCATCAATCTTACGGACGAAGCTGTTACAGCTCTTGGAGGTAAGATTGATGGTAGATTTTTCATCATGAAGTAGGGAGGTGAAGCAATGAAAGGATCACAAGGCATTCCGGCATTACAGCTTGTTGTGTTGAACAAGCTCATTTCCAAGTTCGTAAGACCGCCGAGTAATTTTTTCACGAATCTGTTTCCCTCTCAGAGATATGATTCGGATACCATTGAATGGGAAATTGAATACGGCTCGGGCGGAATGACGCCTTTCGTAGCTCCAGGATCGGTTGCTCCGGCCATCGGTATTGATGGCATTGGAGGAGCTTCCGCAAAAGCGGCTTTCTGGAAAGAAAAGATGTTTTTCGACGAGGAGTTTTTGAATAATCTACGGGAACCGGGAACAGTTGCTACCTACATGAGAGCGGAACGTTCTCTGGCCCGAGGCGCTCAGAAACTTCGTTGGAGGTGTGATAGGCGACGGGAATGGATGGTGGCTCAAATGCTGCTGGAAGGAGCTTTGTCCTATATCCAGCAGGGAGGGCTGAAGTTCTCCGTCAGTTACGGCATTCCCAACAGTCATATTGTGACGATGGACGATTCCCGTAATTGGATCGACGGCACCTCTCGAAACCCCGTTGAGGACATTTTCGATGCCAAAGCAGCATTGAGTAACGATGCAATGGTGGTTCCCAATTACGCCATTGCCAATACCCAGATGCTGAAAGTGCTTATGATGGATAGCAAGATTCAGGCTTTGCTTTCCAAGAGTGCTTTTGGCGACGGTGATTTGTTTAGCAAGCCCGCTCAGGTCATAGGGACTCTTCTCGGTGTCGGGACTCTGAGAATCTATGATGAGCTGTACGAGGTTCAGGGATGGTTGACCGCCAACGTCAGTGGCACTACCATCTATCTCGACGATGTGTCGGATTTTGAAGTGGGAGGAAAAGCTCGGTTCTATAATATGTCGACCTATAACGCCTATGAGGATGAGGTGATTACAGCCGTCGATAAGGAAAATGGAACCATAACCGTCGGCGAACAGCCTGATTACTCCTTTGTCGGAGGTCGGGATAAGGTTGTTATGCGGAAAAAGTTTATCCCGGACAATGTGTTCTTTATGTTTGCGGATTCTGCAAATGGCTCAAAAATTGCTGAGTTCATGGAAGCTCCTTACGGCAATTCTCGGCGATGGGGATTCTATGCAGATACGAAGGATGAGTGGGATCCGGAAGGCGTGTGGCTCAGAGTTCAGGATAAAGGTCTTCCCGTTCTCTATAATCCGGACACCACCTTCAAGATCATTGCGTATGATCTCGACGAATATTAACGATTCGATGGAGGTCAATCAACATGAAAGTTGAACTTTTGGTTAATCTGAAAATAAGTAATGGGAAGATCATTCCGGCAGGAACTATCTACACGGACGACAAAGAACCTATTCCGGAATTTATTTTCAGACGATTGAAGAGAGGGATGGCGAGGGAAATCAAGGATATTCCCCAAACATCCCTCTCTTTCTCTGATGTTGCAGGATCGGAAGAAACTTTCCTTTTAGAAACCGCACCGAAAAGAAGGAGTAAAAAGCAGCCTAAAAAAATGATCAAAAAGAAGGAATAGAATTATGGCCATGGATCCCATAACTTCATCGGACGATTTGATCGTAATTTTAAAGGTGCAGCTTTCGTCCCTGGCCTCTTTGATAACCCCCGAAGGTTATGAATTGGTTTGCAGT